CGACATATTCACGGATATAGTTCAAGCCTACTGCTTTCCTTTCGGCTTCTTAATGGCGAACTGTAACAGCGCCTCGCCTGCTCTGTCGGCGTCAGCAGCGGGCACTACCTCGTTGAGCTGCTTAATGATTGTCGTGTAGTTCTTAACCATAGCATTGTACTGAGAAATCAACGGGTGTGCACGATCTATGCTATAATTCCCCTGCGGCATAGTTACAAGCAGCCCGTCGCTGTCTATGCGCTGCTCCATTTCTGCTAGTTTTTCTTGCATAAAAACAGCCCTTTTCATCAAGTCCTCGTTGATTTTAAGCTTATCTTTCGGCATATTTTTATACATATTCTTAAGTTTGTTTAACTCTTTTCTTCTTATTTTAAATACGTCCTCATTCACCTTAAAATCAGCTCCTTTCTGTTTGAGTAGGGGGGTCTATATGCACCCGTGGAGGCTCAAAAATGACTTATACGCGGTTCTCAAAAATAAACCTCACGATTTTGCACCCGGGGGTGTGTTTTTGAGAAAAAAACTTCCGTTTAGACCTCACGCACGGCGGCAATTTCTACCGCAACTGCCGTCAGCGGATTGATAATCACTTTGTTTCCGTCAACTGTGTCGAGTAGCACGCAGCCCTCCTCGAGTGCGGCACATAGCTCGTCCTCGAACTCTATGCCATTGTGAGCAATGACCGTATATTCAATCGCTGCTCCTGTTGTTGCATATATCGTTATGTCCTGCACTTTCATTGCTGCACCTCTTGACTAAATTTCCGTTTACGTCAAACATAAGCTCTCGATCTACTGCTAGAGTGCCCTCGTGTTCTATTGCGTGACAATTTCTGCATAGCAGTTCGAGGTTATCTCCGTTTAGTGCAATAGAGGGATTATTGATATTCTTAGGCGTTAAATGTATCTTGTGGTGTACGATCTCGCCAGGAGCCCCACACCTTACGCATAAGCCGCAATCACGCTTATACACATAAGCTCGCAGTTCACGCCACGGCTTTGAGTTATAAAAATCTTTTGCAAATTCTCGCATATTGTGCGTCCCACCCCTCGCTTATCTTAATATGCTCTATACCCTTGTGCATTGCTGCACGTTTCCATACTACGATTATACGGCGATTATTTAATTATTTCCATACGGAATATTTTCGGCTATATAGACATCAACGTAGGTGCGCCGTAGTATCTGAGTGCAAAGTCAGCAACTGCTTTGTTGCGCAGGCTGTAAAGGGTCGATAAAGACTCTATGTGCATTGCTGCGAGTATCTGTTCTTTCGGCTTTTTATCAACATACCAAAGACGGAGTATCTCTTGTTCTTCGTCGTCGAGCTGCGACAATACACGCTCTATGTCAGATATGAGGTTCTTCGTCCTCTGTAAGCAACGCTTAAGCTCTATTTCCTCGAGCCCACATTCGAGATACTGTTCGATAGATTTAACGTTGCTATACTTAGGCTTAGTGCTTGCCTGTGCGATATGGCTCGCTCGGCCATTGATATTTTCTATCGCTGCGTTAAGCGCAGGAATAGACCCGAGCAACTGTTCGGCTGACTTAAAATAATTCATATCATTCACCCCTTATTTTCTTTGTTAGCTTTCTGTTTGTGATTTTGCGCATTCGCAATGATATGTAAAATCCGCCGTTAATGTCATTGTAAAACGGCTTCGCTTGCGAAAATTCATATCCTGGATAGAGCTTTTCGTATTCTAAATTTCCGTCGTATTCTCCGAACGAACTAAGCTCTTTCACTTTTCGAGCGGACAAGCGCCCGTCCCTTTTGCTCTCTATCGGTTTGTCGAGATTTCGGGAACACGTCCAGGAGTAACCGATAGTTTCTCCTATATCCTCGTCCGTAGCGGCTTTTTTCTTTCTGCCTTTGCAAAAATAACGAGATAGCCCCTCAACGCCGCATTGATCGAATTGCAAAACCTTAATGTCAACATAGCCTTGCCCCCATAGCTCTACAAGCACCGGAGCAGGCATATCACCACAATTAACGATCGTATGATGATGATAGCGGCCGTTTCTGCTTCCCCTTTCTGTTACCGACATATATTTCAGCGACGGCAAGCCGTGCTTTTTTCGATAGCGCTTAAGACGGGCAATGAAATTACGAAATTGTTTCTTGACCGCTTCATCATTCCCGGGCAAATGATCCCCGTTGTAGGTCAAGTGTATGCAGAGATCGGAGCTAGTGAAGTTCGTCATAACAAGCCGTGAGAATTTCTTTTCACGGTTATGCTGATTAAGCCTCTCTTGCGCCGCAGATGAACATTTTGCTTTCTTTCCTCGGCCTCCTCGAGAAGTCGAGAACACGGGATATATATCTACGTCAATATATTCTCCGCATATATATTTTTTCTCTCTGTACAGACATCGCATATATATTCCTCCTATCGCTTAGTGTAGGTAAGGGGGAGAGGGGATAAAGAGCGGCGGCTTGTTAGCCGCCTTAAAGAGAAAGCTCCTCCCTCTCCCCCTTACAATCCCCCTCGCCCTCCGCTTTCTCCATAGACACAACAGATTTATTTTTTTGTGCATAAAGATAATATCCATTACAAGCCCTGCAACGCTCAGACCGAGCGATTTGTTTTTTATACTATATATAAAGGGCACAAAAGCGACTGCCTTTGATTTCGACAGACAGTCGCTCTATTATGGAAAATTATTCAGCGGGTATAAGCTGCGCCTGTCGGCGCAATGTGAGATTATTAGAATTAAATAGACAAACCAGGGCGAGCCCGACACTGCCGATCGCATAGCTGTCGTAGATAGCTCCTGTCGGGTAGACGTCACGCACGTAGTACGCGCTGCCGGGGTCGCACCTCCAAGGAGTGAGCGTCCACATACATTCTTCAAACAACGGCACATAATCTCTATACTTGCGATATTGGTCGCAAGTGAGCAGCGTTATATAATCTTCACACGTTCCGTAAGCTTTATCACCGTTGTCCGCAGTAAGGTCTGATGTCTGTTTTATAAGGTGTTTTGCGTCGAAATGCTCCTCTAGCACATCTTCGTTGAGAAAGCGACGGAGCGTTGACGTTTTCCAGTTGTTGCAACCGTCATTGTAATTATCGTTGAAACGTTTTTCACACAAACAATCAGCGGTTATAGCTAAGTAGTTGCCGTCGATAACGTCAAGGCATATAAAACGTATGCCATTATATACGAACTCCTCGCCGGGTCTTAGTTTGATTTCATTCATTGTTATTCCTCCTATGCAAATATTATTTCACGCAGTTCTATGCCCTTTATATTTTTCAGAGAGAAGTAAACCTCCTTAGCTGTTACGTAGAAAATGTCCATTCTGTACTTATTCGCTACATCTTCATCGGCGAAATAAGACAACACCCTGTACGTTTCCGTGCCTTCTAGAGCAATATCTCGCCGCCTTAAGTAAATCGGTTCTGCCTTACTAACGCACATTCTTAGAGCGGCTGCAAGTGTTTTCCCTGCACGCCTAGCAAAAGATATTTCCTTTGGCAATGGTTTATTGCAAAAAATGTAGCCTATCTGCCAATCGAAAAGAGATATATTAAGGCATTTGTTGATTTTCTGAACTGTTTCTTCAATCTCTTGTGGATATTCCCTCATTGGAACAACTTTCGTTTTCATAAAATCTCCTCTCTTACGGTATCGGGTTTTGTTATCGTTACGCTGCTTGTATTCTTGTCGGCAAGCTCAACGTAAAGAGCGGGCTTGCCGTTGATTATTCTATAAATCAATGCCGATATACATTTATAATGAACATCTGATCTTGCCGAATAGCTACGATCAATTACAGGGCATTGCTTTATAAACGCTTGTTTTGCTTCTTCGCTAGTCATAGTGCTGCTCCTCCCATTCTTTCTTGTGCCGCTCTAATCGGCGTTCAAACTTACTCGAACATATGCAGAGCGCAAAGCAGATAAGAGCAAGCACGATTGCAACAATGACTAGCAGTATAGTAATCAGAACGGGCACGGCATTCTCAGCTCCATTTCTCTTTCAAGTTCTTCAAAGCCTGCTTTTGTGTTTCTGTGATTTTTGTACTGTTTCAAAAGCTTTTGACATACGGCGTAAAGGCTGCAATAGTCCTCATAGGTTAATCTTTGACGCTCGACGAGGCGCTCGTTCTCTTTTGCGGTTTCTGCACCGTGGAGCAATTCGCTGTACTGCTCGGCAGTAAGCTTAATAACAACGTGGAACGGGCGGCTCTCAGAGCCTCTCTTGCCTTTTCTGAGTTCGTAAAGTCTATTTCTAATAGAGTTTTCCGTTCTTCCAAGAGCCGAGGCGATGTCAGCTAGGCTCTTTCCGCTGTCTGCGAGTTTTAATGCCTGCTTGTCCTCGGCGGCAGTCCACTTTTTAATCATAATCAATTAGCCTCCTGTTCGTTGTCGCAGGATAGCGCCGCTACAATTCGCTTGATAGGTGAGGCAGCGTCCCGCACTATTATCTCGGCTTCTCCGTCAATATGATTTTCGAGAAGGTTAATTTTCTTCGAGAGTGTAGATGATATGTTTTCTATGTAATTTGATACATATTCAACAGCTCCGAACTCTGCCGCCTCCTTGACGATGTTCGCCGCTTTGTATTTCGGGCACTCAACGCCCGCTAAGCGGCACATCTTTGATTTTACGGCTATAAGCTTTTCTGCGTCCGCCGTAAGTTTTGCGTATTTACTGTCGGGAATTTCGATTGTTATTCTTTTCATTGTGAAATCTCTCCGTTTCTCTGTTACCAGGCTTATATAATGCAAACTCCCTGCACGGGTAAAGCCTGCTCCATTCAATGCACTTAAAGCAATGCTTACAATCCTTGCAAGTCAGCTCCTTGCGCTTACCGTTGCTACTCAAAGCTCACTCCTTAAACAGCTTACAGCGTCTATTGCCTGTTGAATGCCGCTGAGTGCTTCGTCTATGTTGTCCTCGTTATCTTCGTCGATATAACGCCCTTTGAATATTGTCAGTTCGTCGTATATCGTTTCGAGCTGTTCTTCGATTTCCTTAAGCTTTGTATCATTCATTGTGTTCACCCTGCCTATATCCACTTAAATTGACCGTCATTTTGTATAGCTATTTCTGCGTCGTATTCTTTTTCAAGATCCGTGCCCGTCAAATCGACGAGCTCGCCAAATTCATCAAATGCACACGGTCTTGCGTCTAGTAACGCCTTTGTACTGCCGAATTTTTCTATCATACGAGAACTTGTGCCCTCGTCTGTGAAGCTTTCAAAGATGTTTACATTCCGTTTAAGTCGAAATAGCTTATACAATTCCTCTCGATAACCGAAACTTTCCATACAAACTTTCCAGGCTTTAGGGTGCGTTTGCCGTAAAATAGATAAGTGATTATCCTTATACTGAATATCTGTGCCGCACATAATACAGCCGTTGCGCTTTATATGCTGCTTGTTTCCGTCGGCGTCTGTGTATTCAATATCGTAGAGCGGAGAATATTCAAGATCATACTTGCGTATGTATTCCCACACATCATCATCAGTCCAAAACGCAAGCGGGTTGACGTGGTAAAATGCGCCGTCTTTAATGTGTGGTCTGTGACTTGCGAAAATATGTCCACGTGTCGCTATGCTTGTAAGCCTTGAATGGCTTTCAGACGCCATAAGGCCTTTAAATATAACGTCAACACCTAATTCGGCTTGCAGGCGTTCGGACGGCTCTTTTTTTAGTAACTTGCAGCAATGTTGTGAAAACTTGCATTGACTGAGAATGCCGTAATACTCTTTTAATTCGTCTTTTTCTGATAATGTTTTTGAGTATTTCAAGAAACATTCTATGTTAATTCTGTGGGCGTCAAGCCTGCTTGCTGCCTTGCCGAGCAACGGTGCGCCGTATTGTTCTATACAATAAGCGAACGTCTTTTTTTGTCCTGCGAAAAAGCAATTACTGTGATCTAGCACATAATCTCGTTTCTTGGCGGCAGCTATCAATGCCTTTTGACCTTTTAGCTTGCCGTCGGGCTTTAAAATCTCTTCGAGTGAGTTCTCCCGTTCAAGCTCCTCAACGAGTTCACGTGCGAAATGATAACGCAATTCATCTTCTTCGAGTTGTGATAATTTCGTTTCGTGAAATCTATCGGAGAAATGTTCACGCCCATATTTTCGTGCAAATTTCAGACTTTCGGGAAATTCAATGCCCGTGTTGCCGAAAATGCAATGTACTGTTTTGAACTCGTCGGGAAAATATCTCTCGATAAGATCGGCGACAACCTCACTATCTTTTCCGCCCGAAAATGCGATTGCTGCTTTGTGCCGGCAGAGCCTCAACGCTCGCTTTATTACTTCAACGGCTATTCGTTCTTTTGTTTCAAGCGATAGCTCCCTAGTGTATGTATTGATTTCTCTAAATGAATACGACGACTTTATATAGTTGCCTATATTTTCAGACATTGAAATCACTCCGTTTCTTGTTTCTTATATTGCTTTTCGCTGTCCATTCTCGCACCGCAGCAAGGGCAATACGGCGTTGCGTCGCCCTCGTTGTCGCCGTGTTCGCCGCACAACGAGCAAAAGGGTACTTTGACCGTTATGCGTTTTTTTAAAATTATAGTTGCTTTGTCTATGTTTTCTTCGGTAATAGTGCGATAGCCTTCCAGTATGCCGACATTGTCCGTGTTCACGACTTTCGTTCGTTCCTTGTAGACCCAACGCCCGTGTTTCACTTCTTGTACGTCTACGGCAGGTTGTTCATTGATTATGTCAGCAATACTGCTGTTGTCACCCAGAATACCCGTTATGCCCTTTTCGTATATTGGCATACACGCTGCTGACAATTCATCGATCAAAGACTTAGCGTCAATATATGTTTTCATGGTTTTCCTCCTCATTTACTTCGCATAAAATATCATTTCGCCGCTTTTCAAGCCACTTTTCATACTCTACCTTAACGGCGGGGTCTGAGAAATAACGCTCTACTGCCCGCAGCGTTGCCCGAGCGAAACCGTCGGCAACGTGAGAGGGAATGTCGGAGGGCTTAACGTTCAGCCTCTCGGTTTTAACTATCATCATATCAGGCATTGTTCCGCCCTCCTTTCGGTTATTTCTCAGCTCCGCACGAGCAGTAGCTACATATGCTGTTAAAGCTCATATGGTTGTAATCGCTATCGTGTGCGCAAAAATCGCACTTGCCGTCATAATAACAATCCTCACAACACATATGATTAAAATATACACATTCTTTGCAGCCCTCGAGGGCACAATCAAAGTTATAATGCAATGGTTTGTCTGACATAGCACCGCTCCTATGCTTTGCCTACTTTGCCATAACGGAAATAGTTGACTACGGCGTATATAAAAAGCTTGTTCGTGGGCTTGCTGTCAATGCTGAAAAGCTCCGAAAATATACGGGGTCTATGCTCGTATGCTCGGTTGATAGCGGTGCGAATGTTTCTCTCGACAGCGCCGCTCTTTATGTTATCTTCTTTGGCGATAATATCGTAGATTTCGCCGAGATTATCAACCTTTCCTGCGTTTATAGCAAACACGGCTCTGATGATGTAGTTAATTCCCGTATACCCTGCGGAAACGCCAATACGCACGAGCAGCTTATAAACCTCTGCTTCTGTCATTTTCTTCATTTGAAATCACTCCGTTTCTATGTTTTGTGGGACGTTTTCCTGCGTCCACCGTCTGAACGCCTCTAAGCCTGCTCTTGCCTCTTTCTGTTCCTGCAAGGTAACTTTCATTTTCTCCTTGTACTGGAACTTACGATAATCAACTTGTCCGACGTTTGTTTCTTCTATGTAGTTCTTTATGCCGAGCTTGCTCACTTCCTCAGCAGGCTTTGCTATGCGTTCGGCAAGCAGCGCCTCTTGAAGTCGCTGCATACGCTTTGCACCTACGCCGAATTGCTCGGCAGTCTGAATAAGGGCAAGCTTGACATTGGCTGCGAGAACGGTTTTGTTATCCTTGCTGAAATCTGAGCAGCGACGAGCTACAAAAGCGTTGATCTTGTCAACGTCAATAGAACACCTTTTAACGCCCTGTTCTAACTTGAAATCAAGTACGCCGTCACGATCCTGCTCGTTTGCCGTCTTGCAGCTCTCGGCATATGTATCAATCCACTCAATGCAGCGCTTTGAATAGAACTGCTTTGGAAACTCTTTGTTAAGAGTAAGCAAGATTGTGCAGAGCAGTTCATAGTTTCTCGAAATAGCTATGAAAGCAAGGCGGTTTTTCTGATAGTCCTTAAACTTTCTGTTCGTCAATCTTCTCACCCCTCGTATACTAGAATATCATTATCATATATTGCCTTTAACTTGATAGGTCTGAAAATGCCGTATCTACCGTTTGCATATTCTCGTCCTATAATGAGCTCGCTGTTAAAGATACCGCACCCGTGTTTCTTAACCCAGCGCTTCCGCTTATCGTCGAACACCTCAAATCGATAATAGTAATGTTTCATTGAAATCACTCCGTTTCATTTTTTTGTCCGTTTAGGCTTCTCGCTGATACTTACCGCTCAACTCGCCGTCGTCGAATAAGTATTCCATAGTGAGCTTAGGAAAAAATGTTCGGCGTATCGTCTGAGCTTCCTTAAGCTTTAACCTGTCGGGGTTAGACAGCTTTTCAGATACCGTATTGACGTTAAGCCCAAGTACGGCGGCTATGTCTTTTCTTGCTATGCCGTAGCGGCTCAGTTCCGCTTCAAGGTTTCTGTACGTTTTGTACACATTAAAACCTCCTTTCACTTGTTGAAACCTTTTAGGCACTTTCATCGAAAAGATATGAAATACTTACATTAGGAAAAATGCTTGCGATTTTCTTGACCTCTGAAAGCGTAAACTCTGTTCTTCCGTCAAGTTTATTTGAAACTGTTTTCGTTGATACTCCTAAGAGTTTCGCTATATCGGCATTTTTAACGTTATGCCTTGCAATCTCTGCATTTAAGTTACTAAACATATATCAATCCCTCCTCTGTTTTACCCTGTGGGGTAATCGTTTATTATATTATATACCCTACATCATAATTTGTCAAGCATTTTTTTACGTTTTAGGGTAATTTTTTTCTTGACAAGGAATTATTTTTATTGTATAATGGTAAAAACAACATAAATAAGGTCGGTGCTCAAAATGTTTTTGGAAATATTAACTCAACTAATGAAAGAAAGGGGGATAACAAAAAGCGTGCTTGCTAGGGAAAGCGGCGTGCCTTACACAACTATTGATGGCTTTTATAAAAAAGGTTGTGATAACGTCAAGCTCTCTACCTTACAAAAACTCGCAAAGTATTTCGACGTATCTCTTGATTACTTAATTTGCGGTGATAATATAGAGCTTACTAATCACGAAAAAGCTCTTGTTAGAGCTTATAGAGATAATCCAAATATGCAATCAGCGGTTGATAGACTATTAGGC